TCCAGCGGCCTTTGGCGTCAATCATCTGACGTGCATATAGCGGCAGGCCGATGGTGTTGGCAGTCTCCAGCAGGTTGGCAGGCCCACCATAGGTTGTGAACGTATCGAACGTGCCCAGCGGAAAGGCGATCCCTTCACCAGCGGGGATCAACCGCTCTGAGGTGCCGTTTGAGAGCGTGACCGAGCCATTATATTCCTCGAACAGAATGCCAGCAAAAGGAAAGGCCCGGCGCATGTCCTCGCGCAGCGGCTGGCCACCGGTGGCTGAGAAGAATTTGTAGGCCTCTTCTGTTTTGGGGTGGCTGATCAGCTTGTCGAAGAACTCCGAGCTCACCAGCGCATGGGCGGTGGTCATGGTCTCGCCGAGCAGATTGTCCTCCATGGCGCGTAGCACGCCGCGAACCTTGCCCTGCACATTCGTGCCAGCAGTGCCAAACACAAAGTCGATCGAGATCTTCTCGAGGCCAAACTCGGTGAAATAGTCGTAAAGCGTGGTTCCTGCACCATCCTTCACGATACCACGTAGCGCGTTCATCTCCATGTATTCGCGGGTCTGAGCATGCTTGCGGCGCATTAGGGTCAGCTTGCGGTTCATTACCTCGACCAATGGGTCAGCGGCATCCGAGAGGCCCAACGCGGGCATGCCCTGAACATCAGCGGGCAGGATAACGTCGTCATGTGGGATCCACGGCAGCGCAAAGGATCGCATGGAGCGCGCCTCGCGGGTGCCCACGGTGGCGGGCGCGCCCAGCGGGACGGATGGCAGGAGGCTGAGCACCCCTTCGCGCTGTTCGATAACGATGGAGCGCTGTGACACACCCTCAAAGCGAAACAGGCCGATCTGGCCAAGGCGCGTGTAGAGGTTGGGCAGGATGTTGATGGCCTGCGTCATATCTGCGAGCGAATAACCGCCCGCGTCGAAGGGATTACGGGTGATGGTCATGAGTTACTCCGAGGGAAAGAGGGCTAAAACGTGGTTTGGCGGTGATCGACGCTAATGTGTCGGCGCGGGCGGGATGCTGGGTGCCATCAATCAGGCGGTATCGTGCGGGATGATGCCCAGCGCAGTCAGCTGACCGTGCTTGGTCGCAGTTTTTGATGTGTCATCGACTGTTGCGTCAAAAACGAGGGCGGCTTTGGAAACGATGGCGGGGCCGCGTATGATGACAAGACCGGTGTTGTCAGCGCCAGACGCATCGACCGGGTAGAGCAGCATGGCAGCTGCTGTTTGCGCGCCATCCGTGCCGCCCGAGGTCGCCAGTTTGTATTTGCCGCTGGTAGTGATGCGGCCCAGCACAGCACCCACGGGATAGGCGGTCCCAGCCAGCAGGGTGACGGTTTCTCGGGTATAGTTTGGGTTCAGCTCATATTTGAGGATATCGCCCAGGCTGGGCGGTTGGGTCAGGACAGTCATGTCGGGGATCCTTCTGGGGATGGAGGAATAAGCAATTCACCGCTGGGCAGGAGCGGCGGAATTTTAGGACGGCCGTGGGAGTATGACGGCTGTGGAACCGCTTAGCGTTTTGCGTCGGAGGCCGCGGCGCGTTTGGCCGCCGCAACAATGGGGCTTTCGCTGTTTGGAGACGCCGCCGGAGCGGGGGCTGTTGCCACCACATCTCGCGCATCGGCTGCCGCCGCCGCGTGCTCCAACACCGATCTACGCAGCGCCGCTGGCGTGGTACCCTCCCTCAGGGCTTTTGCCGCGTCGATGGCAATGCCGAGGCGTCCCGCTTGCGCTGCGATCTCGGTGATCTCTGCCGCTTCATGGCGAAGCTGTGCGGAAAGTTCCGCGCGCATGGATGTCTGGAGGGCGGAGGTGGGGTCAGCCTTTGAAGGTCCCGGTGCCAGCGCAGGTGCAGCAGCGGGTGGTGCTTCGGGAGCTGTGCCGCTGTTTTTGGCAATATCACTCTGCGTTTGGCCGTCTTGCGCTTCATCGGGGCTTGGTTCGGTTTGTGGCAAGGTGTCGTTGCTCATGAGAGGATCCTTTCGGGATTGGGTTTGGGATGGGGCCTTGGACGGCACGCGGGATGGGACAGATGCGCGGATGGGGGAGAAGCTTTGTCGAAAGGCGGTAAAGCCGCGCTGCATATCGATGACTTCGTCGGCAAGACCTGCTGCCACAGCTTCGGTCCCGCGAAAGCTGGCAGCCTCAGTGGCGAGTGCTGCCTCTTGGCTCAGCCGTACGCCACGTCCCGCTGCCACCGTTTCCGCAAAGAGGAACCGCAGCACGTCAATTTCGCGCTGAATGTCGCTCTGCACAGTGGCTGGAAGCGGCTCATAGGGATTGGCGTCAACTTTGTGCCGCCCTGAATGGACCAGCGTCACACGAATACCCTTTTGATCCAGCTCGCCACTAAGGTCGGCATGCATGACCACGACACCGATGCTGCCCACCGCCCCGGTGCGGGGCAGCAGGATACGGTCGGCCTGGCTTGCAAGCGCATACCCAGCTGAAAACGCGTGTTCAGCCACAAACGCCCAGACGGGTTTGCTGGCGCGAATTGCACGAATACGATCTGCGAGGTCAAAAACACCCGCAACTTCACCCCCAAAACTATCAATTTCCAATGCGAGGCCGCGCACGGCAGGATCACTGGCAGCGGCCTCGATCTGTGCCGCGATCCCCTCATAGCTGGTCTGGCCCGAGGACTGTCCGATCCAGCCCCCGCGGTGGATCAGCACGCCAGAAATTTCGATCACGGCGATACCATCCACCACTGGGTAGGGAGCCTCACCATGCTGGCGGTAATCGTCCAGCATCCCACCGGCAAGGATGCTGGCGCGCGCTGGCGGGACGACGGTGCTTTCCAAGCCGCCGTTTCCGTCACCAATCTCGACCCTGCGCCCAAGGATGCGCGGTCCGAGGCCGGAAAGAAACGCCATGGCTTTGCAGGGCTCAACCAGCAGCGGCGTATTGAAGGCGCGCGCAGCAATGCGGGCGTGGAACATCAGGTCTGGTCCTCAGAGTTGCGCGGGCGGCCCGCGTCATCGGTTTCATCTGTCTGGTCGGTGTCGTCGTCTTCGCCCTCATCCTCATCCGGGCCCGGCAAAGCCTGCACGCCTTGCGCGGGCGAGCCGGGGCGGCGGAAGTCGAGGCCGAGCAATCGCTCGCGCTCCCGTTCGGCGGCGATTTCGCGGTCGACTTGTTCCGCGTCATAGCCACGCTCGGCAATGGCTTGGGTGCGTGATTTGAGACCCGCCTCGATCTGGGCGATTTCGGCATTGGCATCCTTCAGGGGGTCGACCCAATCCCATTTGGTGGGGAGCCAGTTGGCCGCCAGCAGGCGTGCCCGGTCGGCCTCATAGCCGGGAAGGTCCAGTGCGCCGGACATTACGGCGGCATCCATCCAGCGCGCATAGACGGGACGGCAGAGCTGGTAGACCATGACCGAGTGCTGCCAGGCTGAGACGCGGCGCCGAAATTCGATAAGTGCAAGGCGTGAGTTCGAAAAGTTACCTTTCACCATGTCGTTTGTTAGATAAGGATAAGGAATGCCCAGCGCCGAGGCGACCTGCAGCAGCGTGCGGTATTGGAACGGCTCGTAGGTTGCCCCTGAATCTGCAGGCTGGCCCACGGTCACGTCCTCGCCCGGATCTAGACGCACGATTTGGCCGGGGCTGATCTCAAACCCGCCCAGCATGTCGTCATCCTCGGACGGCAACAGTGGGTTTTCCGGAGCGGGAGAGGTCACAAACATCGCATACATCGCCGCCACTTTTTTGCGGTCGAGCTCAGCATCGTCGTATTGATCAAGCAGAAACAACTTCACGATGGCCGGTGCCAGCTTTGAAACTCCGCGCAGCTGGCCTGCTTCTACCGGATCGATCACATGGATCACCTCCGAAGCGGGCACCCGCACCATTTCTCCCGCCAACCCCGGATCGGTGCTGTCGCCCGGATGCCGTCGGAGGAAGTGATAGGCCACGCGGCGTCCGACCCGATCGAACTCAATCCCCTGACGGATGACATCGCCATTGCCCGCGGGTCCCGTCTGATGCAGCGGCAACATTTCGGCGGGCAGCATCTGTAGCTGCAAGGGAACGGAAAGCCCATCGTTCATGCGCCGTGGCCTGATCCGGAAGAAAACCTCACCGGCCAGAAACACCTCACGTGCCGCGCGCCGTTGCAACCCGTAGAAATCTGTCAGACCTTCACTGTCAGCCTCATCCGTCCAGGCCAGCCAAAGGCGTTGCAGCTCTTCCTTGTGCGCCGCGTCTGCAATTTGTGAGATCGGTTTG